TACGAAAATAAGAAAGGAAAAGTTTAAATATGCATAAAAACAAAAAAAAGAAACCAAAAAGATATTAAAAAAAAGGAGTATAAAAAATGGATAATATAGAAATGGCAATAGGAACACTAGAGGCAAGAATGGCGAAGTCTCTAAAGGGAATAAATGATTCTATTGATGCACGAATTGCAACGTCAGTTAAAACTCAAATAGCCAATAGCATTGAGTTTCAAGTTAACAATCACCTAAAAGCAATTCAAAATATATCAATAGATAAGGCTTTAACTGTTGAACAGTTGACTCGATTATATCAAGATGTGTATCAAGCACTGCAAGATTTAAAGTTAAATACAAATGGATATGGATTATATGAACAAATGCAACAGCTTAACAATGCGTTTCAATCAACACGTGGCGAATTGCAAACAGTATCAAATAATGTTGAAAAATTAATCAACAATAAATACATTGAAGCTGAAATCACCAAAGAACAGTTAAGAGCGTTATATGACCAAACAGACTCCACCGGTGATGAGTTAGCACGTAAATTTAAGATGAGTGTTACAGAGGCATACAATCATTTGAATTGTAAGCGTAAAGACTTGAAAATGAGAAATGAATTCAAATTATATTTAGAAAAGAAATTACAAAAACAAAAGGAATTATTAAATGCCACTGTATAGTTTTAAATGTCAGTCATGTGAACACATACAAGACAATTTTTTTTCATTAAATGATAAGAAAATAGTTAATTGTGAATCGTGCCGAAGCACAAACATGAAGCAATATTTTGGAGGTCATAACGTATCAATTCATGGCTTTACAGAGTTTGACGACCCACGAGGCACAGGTGGAAAATTAACAATGAAAGAAATTAAAGAAATTGAGAAGAAGCAAAAACTTGTATATGGTGGGCATGACGAACTAAAAAAAGAAGCAGATAAAAACCGTCGTTATAACGAAAACAAAACCAAACAAAAACTGGAAGGCATTATTGATAAAAGCGTAAATACATTGCATAAAAAATATAATAGTTAGGAGGTGATCATGCCATTAGAATATAATAAAAGTAATAAAGCATTTAAAAAAAATGTTAAAACTGAAATAAAATCTGGTAAGCCAATTAAACAAGCGTTAGCCATAGCATACAGCATAAAAAAAAGAAAAAAGAAAAAATGATTAAAAATTTAGAAATTGTCAAATTTGACTTTTGTTTTTATACGATTGAAAATTATAATGTCTACATTTACAACAATGAGCATATTTGCGAATTAATCGATAATATAGACGATTGGTTAGAATCGCATGATGAATTTGATACTTTCTGGATTAACATTAACTAGGGAAAAGGAAAACGACATGAAAATAACTGAATTTAATAAAATGGTATGTGAACGAGAAGGTGGGGAAGAAGAATTGACCATTGCTCAAATTTCAGAAGTTATTAAAATAGCTAACGAGTTAACAAATGGGGTGCTTTATGGCGTTATTGAATTAATGCCTACGGAATGTAAAAAATGTTCAACATAATTGGTAATCTTGTAGGCTCGGTTGTTGGAACGGTTGGTGATGCAGTTAAGCGAGACCAACAAATAAAAAAAATTAAAGAAAAAGGTAAACTTGATATTCAACAAGCTAAAATTGATCTGGATGTGGCTAAACTAAAGGCACAAATTAAACAACAAGAAACACAAGCGGCCAACGATATGACGTATGATATGCAAGTACTTAAAAATAGGCGTGAATCGTTCATTGATGAGTTTATTATCTTAGGCTTTTTTGTGATTATGATTCTAACGTTTATCCCAGCTACACAAGCAACAATGGCCGAAGGTTGGAAAGCTCTAAACGATACAGCTTGGTGGTTTGAATTTGGAATTGTGGGAATACTTGTCTCAACACTTGGTTTAAAAGATGTGTTACGTATTTTTCTTGGCGGTTCAATAGATAAACTTAAAAAAAAACGGTAAATAACGAGAATCTAAACCAGTCGAATTCGACCCCTTTAGAATACGATCTTATTTTTAATGTTGTTGATACGTTTAACAAAACCAAACTTGGTAACTTATGCATCGGTGACCAGAAATGGGAATGTATCAGCGGTAAATATGGGAATGGAGCATTGCCGAAGGGTGAGTACAAAATTGATAGTTGCTACAAATTGAAGCCGACTAAAGGTAAAACGGAAGCATATACAGGCAAAGAGTTTGCATGGGTAGCTAAACTTAATCCACAATTCAAAACAGATCGCACAGGCTTATTAATACATCCAGACGGCAATAAAGAGGGAACGAGAGGATGCATAGGAATATCTAAAAATGAAAATGATGTTGAAGTGTATGAAGCAATTACAAATTTATTAAAAAGTAAAAAAGAATTGATACTATATGTTAATGAATAGTATAATTTAAATGAGTAATCATATTTTGGCCTACACCCTTTGTTTTTTGTAAGTCTTTTAAATTCGTAGGCCAATTCCTAACTAATCTTTTTTATAGCGTTTTACGATGTTTTGCCCGATTTGTTTTAATCGTCTAACATCATCATAGTTTTTAGGAACTGGAAAACTCCATCTTCTCATTTGATTAGCAGCTGGGGTTGGCCTTCCATGCTTATCTTTTAATGGCTGCTTTTGTTTTAATATTTGCGCGGCTTTTCTTAGAACAAACTTGCCACGTGTTAGCTTACGTGCCGGACTAGCTTTACTAACATCCCTAACAGGCTTAGCAACACTACCACCGGAGCGATTATATTCACCCATTTTCTTATTTGTACGCTTGTCATAGCGTTTATACTTTTCTTCCGCACTTAACATTATCCTATACTATTTATAAAATTAGGTACTTGTGCCATTTCATAGTTATTAATTGAATCTGGAACCATAGCCTCAGCGATTTCAGGTTGCGGTATTTCAGGCATTGGCGGTTGTGGCATTGTTAGCCCTAAACTATCCGTTATGGTACTGATTGCCGATACTTGCTGTTCAATAGGTAATACACCAATTAATTCAATGATATCTTTTAAGCTCATGTTTACGTTTTTGATGTATGCGTTAAAGTCTGGCTCAGGTAATGGCACTTGCGCCTGTTGGTCTTGCTCTTCTTTAATTTTGTTTATAATTGCTCGGTAGTTGGGGTAATCCAATGTTCGTAAAATTAACTCTTTAACGTCAGGATTATTAATATCACCAAATATACCTTGTTGAGCTAATTGCATGGTGGTTGCAGCGATTGCCGATTGTGATTGTGGTAATGAGCTTCCAGCGGTTATTTCTACTTCATACTCACCTAGAGTTAAATCAGATTTAATGGTATCAATGGCCATTAATTCGTTTGTCATCATGTCACGATCATATATATTGATCTGCATTTCACCCATCTCATTTGGTTCCATTGATGCAAATTGTGTACCACTCGCCATTCGGATAATTCGTGGTTGATTGTAATATAATTGTATCAATACGACAGCTTTATTGCTTATATCAGTTAAGAAGTTTTTAAAGTTACGTTGCATCTCACGAATAGATGACATTGGAGATTCGATCAAGTCACGTACCATTTGACCACTGTTAACACCTGTTGGGCGTTCACCTGAAAGCATAATCTCATTGATACGTGCTATTTTATAAGCATCCTGTTTTAAATCTTGTATATGCTGTCTAATAATTTGGATATCTTGTGTGAGTTTATTAGTAACCAACATTGGTTGTGTCATTGGGTCACCCGGTTGGCTTCCAATAATATCGAAATTACCTTGAAAATGTCTGCGGTAGTTTTCGGGAACAATTAACATTGATTTATATTTTAGAATTAACTCTTGAAGTTTGGAGTAAGCACTGGTTAGACGTGTTTGTATTTGCATTAAATCCTCAACGTCACCCTGCCCCATTAGAGAATCACTTTGTGTTGGTGAGTAAGTAGCAAATGGGAAACCAAAAGGATAATCGATTGGCCGATCTTCCAATATTTCCTCACCACTAAAAATGATTAAACGTCCATTAGGGTATTTAAACCTTTCTTCCGTTTTCATTTCTTGATCT